TCATTTATTTCTTCATCTAGTTTTTTAGTTAGTTCGGCATTTTCTTTGAGTATTCTTTCTCTTTGGGCTATTTCTGCTGTTAGTGATTGTATTTCAGTTGCATCTGGCTTTTCCTTGCCTTGTTCTTCTTTTAATTTATCTCTCAGTTCAGCTATTTTTCTTTCTTCAGCTACTATTTTTTCAGCTATGCCTACATCTTGTTTTGCTAAGTCTTCGGCTAGTGATTGTTGCAATTCTAAAAGTTTTGTCTGCAGGCTACTTATTTTATCTTCTATTTTCTCTAAATCTTTAACGTTGTTTTCGGCTAATTCTTGGATAGCTTTAGTGCCTTTGTCTTCTAGTTCTATCGATTGGTCTTCTATCTGTTCAATTGCCTTTTTCATTTCATCAATTTTGTCAGTAGCTTTACCAATACCAGCCCCAGCAGAATCACTTCCACCCTTTATAGCTTTAAAAACATCCTCTAATGACAATTTTGTTTTATCTAATTCTGTTTCTTTGCCAAAATTGCTAATAGTATCTGTTAAGCTATCCCATTGTGTTTGTATAGTATCCGTCGTTCCGTTAAAATTAGTTTTAAAATTATCAAATGCTTGTTTTGGTTTTTTCCAAACATCTTTTAGCAAAACTGCAAAATCATAAATTGTTGTTACTATTGCACCGAAACCTGTAGCTAAAATTTTAAGGCTTTGAAATAATAGTTTAAAACTATCTACTGCTATTCTAGCCCCCTTAGCAACTCCTGCTGGACCACCTATGCTTTCTGTAAATGCTAAAAAACCTTGAATAGCTTTTAAAACAATAGGCACTAAAGCATCGCCAATCGCAGCCTTTAAATTAAACACCTGTGTTCTTAGTTTTGCTTGTTGTCCTGCTAATGTGTTTGATGCCTTACTAGAATCACCTTGAAATATCGACATCTCTTTTAGTAATCCATTATATAGAGCTGTTCTTACTGACACATCACTAGTAACACTACCTAAATCATTTGCACTCATCCCAGCTTCTTTCAATATATTTGATAGATTTTTTGTAATACCTGCATTATCTACCATTATTGAATTTTGGTTTTTTATACCTTGAGTTGCGCCAACAATAGCTTGACCAAATTCTAGTGTTCCCTGCCTATTAAAAGAGGCAGAGTCTTTAAATCCCTCCATTAACTTAATTGCTTGCGGTAATTCAAATCCTGTCGCTATTAAATTTTTCAAACCCTCTGATGCCTCTGTTAATGTTAGAAGCCCATCGTCAGCCAATGCTAAAGCACCCTCCCTTGTTGCATCTATATTTTGACCGAATGCCCTTGTTACTGTATCTAGACCAATTAAAGAATTTTCCATTTCTTTACTTGCATCTATTACACTAAAAAATGCATTTTTTAAAACATTAAAACCTAGATAAGTCACTGCTAAGTTTCTTATTCCCTTAACAGTTGTATCTAATCCGCTCTGCATTCCTTTGTTTGTTTTATCAAAAGAAGAACCTAATTCTTTGGCTTTTTTATCAGCATTGTTTATTACTTTATTGTATTGGTTGTCGTCACCTCTTATCTCGTAGACAAGTTCTCCGACTACTTTTTTATTTGCCATGTGGTTTGATTTTAAATAGTTGGGCTTTTAAATTTCCGACTGTATTGCTATCCTGTTTCTTTAATTTATTATACGTGCCTTTTTCTAATTCGCCTTTTTTCTCTTTGATGTAAATTAGGCTATTAGTATATTCTATAAATTCGTCTAGGTATAATTTCCTAACTTCCGTTAGACTGAAACCACCAGTTACTAAAAATGTTATGCCTTGTCTTAATTCCTCTAATTGCTTTTTTGCTGTTTTAGGCTTTTTTTTTTAGATTCAGGCTCATCATCAAGCCCTAGCAAATGTAAAAACCTTTTTTTCTTAAAGAATTCTAACACCCTTATTGCCTCCTGCTGTGTCATCATTTTCTTTATATCCTCTACACTTTCTATCTCTGGTTGGTACTTGCTAAATAGAATTAGAATGTATTGATATAAACTACCAAAGTATTGCTCGAGCTTTTCTTTTTCATCTTTTTTGTCCTCTATTTCTTGCTTTGAAAGTTCTGCAATTTGTATCTCTGCCTCTAGTAATCTTTCGCTTTCCTCTATCGTCAGCTCATTCGGTATCTTAAATGACTTTATTTTTCCCTTTAATTCTAGGTTAACTGTATATGGTTGCCTATCCTTGTATAGATTTAATGTTTGCATAGTAATTCTTATTATTGGTTGCGGTGGGCAGGATTCGAACCTGCGACCTCCAGATTATGGGTCTGGCGAGCTACCACTGCTCTACCCCGCTATATCCGGGGCGAGTATTATCCCGCCCCGTGGTTTGTTACGAAGTTTGCTGTTGATCCTCGATTTCTACGATGTCGCCTTGAAATGTAATCGGTAAAACCGCTACATCTTCTTCGTCATCTCCAGCAAAGTCAATGCTGATAGGTGCGAAGTTGGTTGCATTCTCGATGTCAATCTTAAATGACTTGCCATTTTCGTCAGTATTAGTGATTCTCATGACCTTTGTGGTCTTAGTTCCACTGTCATTGAAAGTCAATTTTTTACTGGCGTTTGGAGTGTAGTTATAATCTGCGTCTAATACTCCTGATTGGCTTGTAATCGGTACAATGTAGGTATAGCCTAGAGTTCCGTTTATGCCATCTCCAACGTATACTCGGTAGTCAGTATTCAATGTTAGAGGGCTACCTCCTGCATCGATAACAATACTGGTTACTACTGTATTGTCGCCATTCTTATTAGCTAACTTAATTGGTTGACCTTGTGTCCAGCCAGTTCCTAATGCCTCACCAGTTATTGCCACTGGAGTACCTGCTACAGTTGTTAAATTAACAAGACCAGCATCTAGCTTAGCTAAATTAGTCAAATTAATTTCACATAAATCGAATGTCATTTCGACTTTCTTACCATTAACGAATTTCTTTAATTCGTCTACATTATCAAATGTAATTGCTTGGTTTTCTGCAATTGAATTGATCACGGGGTTTCTTAATGCCCCGATATCTACTAACGAACTGAAGTTGTCGCCAACTTCTACTTTAACCGCCCCTTTGCGTATGGCGGTCTGGTTTTGGATGCTTGTTTGTGACATATGCTTTTTGTTATATTACGTCCGCCTAGGGGTGGAAACGTAATTATTTATAAGTTATTTAAAATTATTAGCTCTTTCTTTTTTTAATCTTTCTGCGTATTCCCTTGACAATTCGACCTTATCGCCTTGCTTAACGAATGTGCCATCTGCTAGGAATGTGTTCTTGGTAGCGGTTAAAATTACTTTTTCCGCTTTTTTATCTGTTTTAATTTCTATTTTTTCCTCTTTAATTTCTATTTTTTTGTTGTTTTTGTTCTTACTCATATTTTTTAAATTAATATTTAATAGCTATTTCTACTATGTAGATATATTTTTTCATTTCCCAGTCTTTAATTGCTGTTCTCCCGTAAAATTGTGTCCACTTTACTCCCTGCAGTCCGCCTAGTTTATACTCGTGCTTATCATCAAATATTCTGTTTATATCTCTTGATAAATCTAGCGCCTCATCATATGTGTCGGCTATGCAGTTAATTTGGAATATTGATGTCCGGGCGCTTGGATATGATAAACTCTGTGTTATTTCTTGATATGTTATTGCTTTAGTAAAGTTTGTGTTTTCAGGCACTACCAATGGGTAAATATTATAAATACTTCCGTCTTTAACTTTATTGGCTAGCGTTGTATCGTTTTTCAGCTCATTGTATAAGCCTTCTTCCAAATTATCCATATTTTTATTATAACATTTTTACTTTTATTTGAAAACTGACAAGCCTCTTTTTTCAATATCACTTGCCCCCCTCCTAAACATCGCCCTTGCACTAAATCTAGATGTTCCATATTCTACGAATTCAGCGTATTCAGTTAGAGTAGCTACCTCACCAGTCGCCCAGCCTGTTCTTCTCCCTGCTATGCTACTTTTTAATAAACCTGTTTTTACTGGCGTTCTATTTCTAACCGCTGTTTCTAAAAGGGCTGTCACTTTTCTTATATCTTGGTCTAGCTTAGCTTTTACCTCTTTGCGTACTGCCTCGTTTTTTATTAATTTCATAGGCTTGTTTTTTTAGCATAAACTTTTACATGGTGTTCGTGACTATCATTATCTACGCTTAAGATTTCGTATTCGCTACTATCGGTTAGTGCTACTTTCTCGCCTACTTCTATATTTGTTCCTAATAAAAAATAAAACACATAGTCATCAATATATGTCTTTGCTAATTCATTATAAATCTTGGGCTGTAAATTTCTAACCTTTCTAGTCTTTACCGATGTTAGCTTATCTGCCCAAGTAAAAGTCTTAGCACCGCTGTTGCTCTGGGTTTCTGTCTTTGATTTTATTGTGGCTGTTAAAATTAATAGGCTTTCGTAGCTCATATTAGTCTAGTGTTATTATCCCGGCATTTTGATTTGCCGACTTTCTCTTGTATTGATCAAGAATTGCTGTTAGTCCTAAGGTTTTTGCTTTAGCAGAAATATCAGAATATTCCACCTTATAATCATCAAGAGTTTCTGCCTTTATTTCTCTTAGTGTTTGGTCACCCACTTTTTCTTTTAAAATACTAGCTACTAGCTGGGTTGCTATTAGCTGAATGTCTGCAGGCACTGTATCGCTGTATCGCCATTTGCCTATTACCTTTACATTTCTCTGCTCTTTATCAAATTCATACAAAGTATAACCACGGCTACTCTGTCTGCCATCTGGTTGGACTAGCTCGATGTGAGTATATGGTTTTCCCTCGGCCGGGGCGTTGTATGGTTTTAAAAAGTAGTCTTCATTCTCTACTTGTGCCACATTGTCCACTGTAAGGCTTGTGATAGCCTTTAAATCGCCTATAGGGAGGCTTTTACTACCATTGCCATCAAAATACTTAGTTACATCGCTATCTGTTTCTGGTTTTTCAAATATCCGTGAACCGAATCTTTCTTCACCGCAATAATTTTCAATGTAACGTGATACGCTATTTATTGCTAAGTTAATAAAAACAGCTAGGCTTGAATCTAGAGTTGTGCCTAGATAGCTGTCTATTGTTGTTTTAGTTGTATACATATTTTTATTGAAGATTTATTTTGTACCTAAATTATAACATTTTTAACAAAAAAGGGAAACACCAAATTTGGCATTTCCTTTTTCTGTTATGTCCTTACCTATTGATTATAACACTGGTACTACTTTGTAATAAACTCTAACGTCTAATGTAGCATCATCACTGGCATTACCAGTAAATTCA